CTCTCTCATATTCTTCCCCCCGGAAGAACGACCCGGTGGTTAGGGCTGCTACAACTTCGTCACGAAAGCCAAACATCAAGCCTTTTGCAAAGGCTCGACCAGTGCCGGATATTGCGTCCTGCATGACAGCAGATTCAACAATCTTGTCCTGTTCCTCTTTGGACAGTTTCAGAAAGCTGTCATCAACCTCAAAGCTGAAATCTTCTAGTTCGATAGTCGGCATATTACCTCACAGTGTAGCCTATCCCGCTGGATGTTTGAGATTGCTGTTGGGCCTGAGCCGGAGAAGGTGCGCCCGCGCCGACAGTTCTAGCGGAAGCCCAATTAAAGGTCGGCGTATATGGTTTTGCCTGAAATCCCGAAGAAATTATCGGCTGCCTGTTATAGAAATCAATGTTTTGCATATAGCTGTCCAGCGGCCCCTTGCGGAACTGGTTGAGCCTTGCGATTGCTTCCTGCTTTGACAGTCCGTCAAAATCGCCCACAAAGATTTCTCTTGCTAGAGCTTGTTCAAAATCAGTCATAACGCCGGGGCCGAACAACTCAAGACGAGCAGAGCCAACCAACTGCGTCAGTGTTCCTCTGGAAAGAGCAAGCGCGATTTCCTCGTCCGTGAAATCATTTTTTGTCACCCTTTTGACCTTGCTTATAAAATTGGCTTTAGCGCGGTCAGCCCAGCCCTCAGGAGAGGCTTCAATCTGGGTTGCAAGGTTGTCAACCAGCTTGAGCATTTTTTCAGGGCCAATAATTGAATCGGCCTTAAACTTCTGAGAGGCTTTCATGTCCATTGAGGTGTATGGATTAACCCATTGCAGCCCTTCCCGGTCAATCTCTTGCCCCGCTTTCACATTGCCAATCTCATAAAGATTGCCATTCTTGTCATAAACAAGCTGCGCCAATCTGCCGTCTTTAAGGCTGGCAAGACCAGCCTCTGCTTTTACCTCAATCGGCTTGGTGACATCTCCGCCCAGCATCTCAATCCGGCCATCTGGATACTGCCTGAATATCTTGTCACCAGCCACCTTGATTTGAGGACTCTGAGCTTTCGCAAGCTCAATATCTGAGAGCATCTTCTCTCTTTCAGCTTGCTTTGCCTCCCGAAAGGCGGTTTGCCCAGCCGCCATCATAGCACCCAAGCCCTCAGCTGTAGTGATGGGGGTCGGGCGATAGCCGGACAGTTGCAGGCCAGTTGCCGCAGCTGCGCCCAGAGCCTGCCCAGCAGCAGAGGTCGGGTCAATGCCAGCAATGCGCTCAAGGAAACCGGGTTGAGCAGCGGGAGGAGCAGGTGGGGCCGGGATTGCCGGAGCTGTGGGTTGCAGCCGGGGAGGTGGCGCAAAGCCAGCGTAACCAGCAGGAACTTGTGGGCGGGGAGGTGGCGCAAAGCCAGTATAGCCAGCGGGGATTTGTGGGCGCGGTGGAGCCGCATAACCTTGCTGGCTCATAACATCAAACAGACCACGCTGAGGCTGGCGAGGGTCGCCCGGAAGAAGGCCCGCAGTGCCAGCAAAATAAGGCGCTGTCCTGACAATAGGGTAACTGCCTGCCTTGCCGCCCCTGTCCCTGCCACTGGAAACCCCGCTAATAGCGGCACGCGGCCTCATAAAAGGCTGCAAGCCCGGACGAAGTGGAATACTATTAGCCATTAGCCTAGACCTCCAAGAAGTGCGCCCCCACCCATTAAGGCTAGGGGACTAATGCCACCGAGTGCGCCTGCTTTGCTAAGAGTGCCAGCAAGCTGACCACCAGCCAAACCGCCGGACAGGAAGCCCAGAGCCGGGTTGCGATAAACAGGCTGGATTTGCTGTGAGCCAACCGTGCCGCCAGCAACACTAGCCATATACTCTGCCAGCTTCTGCTGAGGCCGCATTTGCTCAAACATGAAGCGGTCAATATCCGCTTGCAGTTGCGCCTGTTGCTGTGCCTCCTGAGCCGCACCAACCTGAGCCATAAGCTGAGACGGAGCCTGCCCAAACTGGAACGCACCCGGAGCTTGTGCGATAGCGGCCTGCTGTGCCTGCAACGCTGCCGGGGCTAGTGCCTGCGCCAAAGCCGCTTGCTGATAGCCGGAACCATAACGGCCAGCCTTAGATGCCTGCGCCTCAACCTGCTCAACCACCGGGCGGAAGGCAGCTGCTTGCAGCGGGTTGGTTCCCATCAGGTTCTGCATCACGGCCTGCTGAGTAGCCTCCACAATAGGCTGCGGCCCCTGTGCATAAGCCTCAAGGCCAGCAAGTGCGGCCTGTGTCTGCGGGCTAAAGCCGACTACAGTGCTTTCCGGGTAATATTCCGGGGTGGGTGATTCATACAGCTGCTTTGCTTGTGACAGGCCATACTCCAAATATGGCTGTGCATAAGCGGGAGCCGCTGAGGTCTGCGTAATCGTCCGAGTTCTGCCGCCGCCTTTACTCATCACTAATATCCTTTACTAAAACTACGCTGGCTGGCTTGTAGTCCTTCATCTGCCTTTCCCAGCCCTTGCGTCCTATGATTTCCATTCCTGTGCAGCCAAGTTTCTTGGCCCATCTTGCTATCATCTTCTCGGCTTCCAGCAGTTCGTCCATATCGCCGCCCGCGAGCCAAATGCGGCACACCGACCGCTGAGGGTAATCCACTATTTCCGTCACTATAGCAGAGTTTCGCAGTGGAAAAAACTGCGCCCGGTTCTCCTTGATAGCATCCAGCACATCCAGCAGCGTGTGACTGCCGCCTGCATACTCCAGCGCGGCCTCTATGTGGTGCGCCAAATGCTCAAAGCTATCCAATAAGGAGGTAGGCGAATGTCGCGTCATGTCCTGCATTACTGTGTCCAATTACCATAGTGCCGTTAGTGCTGGTGTCCTTGACATAGGGGTTGTGATGCCAAGGGTCGTGGCCGACCGGGGTGAAAAATACTAGTGTCTCCACATTATAGCGTTCATCGCTTACAGTGGTCTCAGTTACAGTGCCGGGCAGGGTTACATAACCAACGCTGTTGAGGCCGCCGTTAATCGTGCGGTTCAGCACCTCGGCAATCTCGCGGGTTGTAGCCGTAATCGGGTTCAATACCCGGAAGTTGGCCTGTCTCTGTTCAACAGTCATCTGCGCCCAATCTCCCGCGCCTCAACATCTATGCCAAGAGCCTTGTCCCAAGCACCAGATATAGTCATCTTGGCCCGGTGATAGCGACCCTGCACCCGGAACGGGGCAAACCCGTCAGTGTTTGGGCTGGAGGCAGTGCTGTAGCTGTGCGTGTCAGCCTGATTGTTCCTAGTGCCTATTTCTAGGCTCACAGAGCCGCCTTCGTAGTATGGATATACCCTAGTGACTATAGAGTGCTTTCCTGCGCTCAGAGGAGCCTCAGAGGTCTCTATCGTGCCTGTCAGGTTTGCGCCCGTGAATGTGTAGATGTTCGCGCCGTATGCGCCACCAAAAATATACTGGCCACCCTTGTAAAACGGGCTATCAAGAGACTGATTCAGGTCATCCACATAGGCGGCAATGTTGTCGAGGCTGTCCACCGTGTAACCAGCCGTGAACATCGGGGCCAGCAAATCTGCTTCAGTCTCGGCCAGTGACCAGCGGTTCAGCACATAGTTATATATCAAAATCTTGTCTGGCTGGCCGGAGGGCGAGTCAACGCTTGTGTAACTCCACATAGCCACCTCATTGATGGGGTCAACGGAGCTAGTCATGCGGTATCCGTAATTACTGTCAAAATCTTTTGCAAAGAAGTTGTTGACCTTCTCCGAGCCAATAGGCGTAGAACTTTGGCCGTTGAACGCATAGAAGCCGTCATCTGACAAGTAAAACACCATAGAGCCTATGTTGCACACGGAGCCGGGGAACTTGCAGCCCTTCTGGCTCTCAACCTTATCAAACTGCCAGATAAGCGGTGGGCCAGTATATGTTGCCCGGTAAATCGCCCTCTCGGCCAGAATGGTGGCATATTCACCGCCGACCAGCCCGGTGATGCTGCCGCTATCCGGCAAGTCTTGAAAGTCGGACTGCTCCGTCCCGGCTGTCCAGCTGGTAATGTCGTTGAAGCCTGACCAGTAGCAGCGGAACGGCTTGCGGCCAGAACCTTCATCAATGTTGGCTACCCACACAAAATCGCGCACAGCGGCAATATAGTCGGCCTTCGGTGCGTCTGTTGTCAGGTTGGAGAACTGCGTATCTGTGCCTAGCTGAAAAGCCTGCAACTCCTCACCGATACCGCCAGCGGCAATGACATACTCGCCGAACTGAATGAACCGCCACTTCTCGCTGTCTGAAAGAGTGTAGGTCGTAGCCGCCGCAGAAATATCGTCCAGATTGTTTGTGCCGCTATTGTGCAGATACAGCTTGCCAGCATCGCCCGCAAACAGCTTCACATTGTCGCTTGCGTCCTTGGCGGCAAAGATGCCCTTGATAGTGCTATCAGATGCGTTGCTGTATTCCACAAAACTTTTCATAGAGCGATACCCGGCGGCTGCCGGGATGACATTGGTGGCAACTGTAACGCCGGGGTTTGAGATTTCAGGCTGGTCAGGCAGCCACTCGCCAAACTGAATCATTGCGTGTTCCACCTTTCATCGCCAACAGTGGCATCCGTCCAAGTCTCGGAGCCTACAGTTGCATCTGTCCAAGTCTCGCCCTCATCCTCCACAGTTGACCAATCCTCGCCTATAATCTTGATGCGGGTGGACTGCGACAACAGCAACAAAGATGCGCCCGACATGACAAAAGTAGCTACTGCGGCTCCCGTGGCTGCTATGGCTGCTGTGGCCGCCCCAGCTGCAACAACCACAAGATTGCCAATGGCTGAGGCTGTAAATGATGCAGACACAGAGGAAGCTACTGTCCTGACGCGGGTAGCCGCCGTTGATTCAGTAACCGCCACAGAAACAGCGGCAATCATCCGGGCTATAAATGCGGCTGATGCAGATACAGATGCGGCCCCACTAACAGCGGCAGTGAAGGCCAGAACCCTTTGCACAGCAGCACTCACTGTAGAGACAACAGATACAGCAGCAACGGCCTCGTGAAGCGTCAGGTTATCCAGCTGCTCCAGCGTTCCGTAGCTGTCTAGGGCATCCATACTGCCCCAATTATCTAGTTGCTCCAGCGTAGCCATACCGCACCTTAGTCGGCTGAGATGTCTAGGTCGCCAGTGCTAATCTTCAGAATGTCGCCGGACGCGATAACCTT